TATTTTAAACTATAATTACGATATAATAGACAACCCAAAACTAATCAATAAACTAGATGTATTAAAGGATATAGATATTAGTGCATTAAGCAAATAGTTATTGATTGACATTACATGTTAAATACGTAGCTATTTTAACAAGAACGGAATACAGATGAGCAAAGATCAAATAGAAATTATAAAAAGAGATGGTACTACCGAGGTACTTGATTTAGAAAAAATGCACAAGGTTGTATTTTATGCATGCGAAGGTATTACTGGCGTTAGTGCTAGTGAAGTAGAAATTAAAAGTCATTTGCAGTTTTATGATGGAATTGAAAGTACAAATATTCAAGAAACATTAATTAAAGCCGCAGCTGATCTTATTAACGAACAAACACCAAACTACCAATGGGTAGCAGGTAGATTAATTAATTACCATTTAAGAAAAAATGTATATAATTCATTTGATCCAGAACATTTAAGTGTTATTGCACATAGAAACGTTGAGCTTGGTGTATACGATGAAAGTTTTTTTTCCGTTTATACAGAAGATGAAATTGATCAATTAAACAATTACATTAAACATGATCGTGATGAAAATATTTCTTACGTTGGAATGGAACAGTTCCGTGGTAAGTATCTTGCTCAAAATAGAGTAACAGGACAGATATTTGAAACTCCGCAAATTGCGTACATGATGATCTCAGCTACATTGTTTAGTAACTATCCAACAGAAACTAGAATGAAGTATGTAAAAGAATATTACGATGCTATTAGTAATTTTGATATTAGTTTACCTACACCTATTATGGCAGGACTTAGAACACCTCAAAGGCAATTTTCTAGTTGCGTTCTTATAGAAACAGATGATAGTCTTGACAGCATTAATGCTACAGCTGCCAGCGTTGTTAAATATGTTTCACAAAAAGCAGGAATTGGAATTGGTGCAGGTAGTATTCGTTCAATAGGAAGTCCTATTAGACGAGGCGATGCAACACATACAGGTGTTATTCCATTTTATAAATTATTTCAAAGTGCAGTTAAATCATGTTCACAAGGTGGTGTTCGTGGTGGAGCGGCAACACTGTATTATCCTATTTGGCATTTAGAAGCAGAAGAATTACTTGTATTAAAAAATAACAAAGGTACAGAAGACAATCGTGTAAGACATATGGACTATGGAGTTCAGTTTAATAAACTAATGTATGAGCGTTTGTTAACTGGTGGAGATATTACTTTATTCTCACCTAGTGATGTTCCAGGTCTATATGAGGCCTTTTTTAACGATCAAGACAAGTTTAAAGAATTATATGAAGAAGCAGAACGTACAGTAACTAGAAAGAAAGTTATGCCAGCGGCAGAACTATTTGGACAGTTTATGGAAGAACGTAAAAACACAGGACGTATCTACTTAATGAATGTAGATCATGCAAATACACATGGAGCATTTTTAGAAGATATTGCACCAGTAAAACAAAGTAACTTATGTTGTGAAATCAACTTACCTACTAAGCCTCTTTCTTCGTTTAGCGATAATGAAGGTGAAATTAGTTTGTGTACATTAAGTGCAATCAATTGGGGTAATGTTAGATCACCAGATGACTTTGAACGTATAGGTAGATTAGCAGTACGTGGTTTAGACGAGTTATTAGATTATCAAAATTATCCAGTATTAGCGGCAGAACTTAGTACAATGAAAAGACGTCCATTAGGTATTGGCATTATTAACTTTGCATTTTGGCTAGCTAAGAATGATTTAAATTATCAAGATATTGATAAAAAAGGTTTAGCCTTAATTGATACATGGGCAGAAGCATGGAGTTATTACTTAATTAAAGCAAGTGCAGATTTAGCAATTGAAAAAGGTAATATTTCAGGTGTTAACGAAACAAAGTATGGACAAGGCATTACACCAAATATGACATACAAAAAAGAATTAGATGAATTAATTCCACATAAAGAACGTATGCCTTGGAAAAGTCTACGTAAGCAATTACAAAAGACCGGAATACGTAACAGTACACTAATGGCACTTATGCCTGCTGAAACATCAGCACAAATTAGTAACAGCACAAACGGTATTGAACCACCACGTGCATTTGTTAGTGTTAAGCAAAGTAAACATGGAGTACTAAAGCAAGTGGTTCCTGGTTATCCACGCTTAAAGAACAAATATGACCTACTATGGAGCCAACGTAGTCCAGAAGGTTACTTAAAAATTATGGCAGTATTACAAAAGTATATTGATCAAGGCATTAGTGTTAATACAAGCTATAACCCAGAATTTTATGAAGAAGAAAAGATACCAATGAGTGTTATGCTACAACATCTTGTAATGTTTTACAAGTATGGTGGCAAACAATTATACTATTTTAACACATATGATGGTCAAGGTGAAATTGACTTTGATAAGAAGAATGCTGAGCAGATGCTTGGTAGAGATGAATTTAACACGGACGAAGAGTATGATGACTACTGCGAAAGTTGTGTGATATAAGGATTAACAACATGTCAATATTAAACGTAAATAACGAAAAATACCATACTGAAGCAAACGCATTTCTAGACGGAGATCTTGGGTTTCAGCGATACGATACTGTTAAGTATAAACAGTTCGATAAACTTACAGATAAGCAGTTAGGTTTCTTTTGGAGACCCGAAGAAGTTGATGTAAGTAAAGACTCAAAAGATTTTAAAGACTTAACTGACCATGAACAGCATATTTTTACAAGTAATCTTAAAAGACAAATTCTTTTAGATAGTGTACAAGGTAGAGCACCAGTTGAAGCATTTGGTCCTATTACTAGTTTACCAGAACTTGAAAACTGGATTATCACATGGACATTCAGCGAAACAATTCATTCACGTAGCTATACACATATTATTCGTAATATCTATAATAATCCTACAATAGTATTTGATGAACTAGCAGATAGTAAAGAAATTGTAGAATGTGCAGATGACATTTCTAAATATTATAATGACCTTATTGAGTATTCACAGTACTATCAATTGTTAGGTGAAGGAACACACAAAGTTAATGACAAAACAATTGAAATTAGTTTGTATGATCTAAAGAAGAAAATTTGGATGTGTGCAAATAGTGTTAACGTATTAGAAGGCATTCGTTTCTATGTTAGTTTTGCTTGCTCTTGGGCATTCGCAGAACTTAAGAAAATGGAAGGTAATGCTAAAATTATTAAATTTATTGCACGTGATGAAAATGTTCACTTAGCAAGTACACAATATTTACTTTCAAAAGTATTAACAAAAGAAGATCCAGACTTCCTAAAAATTGCAGAAGAATGTAAAGAAGAAGTTTCACAAATGTTTGTTGATGCAGTTGAGCAAGAAAAAGAATGGGCTAACTATCTATTTAAAGACGGTAGTATGATTGGTCTTAATGCACAACTATTACACGATTACATTGAATGGATTTGTTGTAAACGTATGACAGCATTAGGAATGAAATGTCCATATACAACACCACAAGCAAACCCACTACCATGGACAGCTAAATGGATTAGTGGAGCAGAAGTACAAGTAGCACCACAGGAAACAGAAATTAGTAGTTATGTTATTGGCGGTGTTAAAAAAGACGTATCAGAAGATACATTTTCAGGAATGAGCTTATAATGATAACAATTTACGGCAAAACAGCATGTCCTTATTGCGTAAGAGCTAAAGCACTATGCGAGTCACGTGGATTTGCTTACGAATACAAGCAACTAGACGAAGACTTTACAAGAGAAGATGTTATGGAAACCTTTCCAGGTGCCAGAACATTTCCACAAATAATCATATCCGGTAATAAAATTGGTGGGTATGATCAAATGATTAAGTACATTGAAGATACAAACTACAATGGAACTGGTCATTCACTATAAAGGATAATATATGTTAATAGAAACACCTTACACTAACGGCGATGTAGTAAGTATAAAACTTTCTTCAGGTGAAGAAATGATCGCACGTTTAGACTCAGAAACCGATACTAACGTTATAGTATCAAAACCTTACATACTAATTGCCGCCCAGAATGGGATGGCGTTAGCACCTTATATGTTTACAGTTACTCCAGATACTAAGATCAAATTAAAGATAAATAATATTAT